AGTCGGTGAACCTGAAACGTCAATATCAACCGCAAGAGCCGACGCAGCCGAAGCGTACACACGCACGTAGTTTGTCTGTGCGGCAGTCTGAGCCGCTGCATTAAGCCATACCCCGCTTCCCGCACCACTTCCGGCAAGTGCGACCTGATAATTAGCCGTTGCCCTTGTCGGTTTCTCAACATAAAGGCCGAACTGCCGGGGAGTTGCTGCGCTGTGGTCAGTATCGTTTACTATATATATTGCGGTACTGTGTGAAGTAACATATGCGCCGGAAGCGCTTATGGAAACGCCTTGAGCCAAAACTCCAGTAGCGCTATAAACGTACATGGAAGCACCATAAGCGCTTAACCCTATTGATGAAACTCCCGTACAAGTAAAGTTTGTGCCGCCCACATCCTCTGTAAATATAGTATAGTTGCTTGCAGAAATCGCGGTAATGCCTGAGCTTGCACCCCACGCCGTGCCAGTAAATACGCCAGTAGCAGTCAATACCGTATGAACCTTCGCACTTGCAGGGCCGCCAGCCGGACACGCAAAAGTCGGAGTAAGGCTCATTCCTTGGTATCGCGATGTCGTCGCAGCCACCGTGAAAACCTTGGCAGCAGTTATGAGGGTAACGGACGTGGTAGGTGCAATCGTGCCGATGCCGACGCATCCGGTGAAATCAACATTGCCGTTGCCGTGGACGGTAACTTTTGTGGACAGCGTTTGCAGGGTGCGAAACTTATATAATATGTAAGCGTTCTTCCACCATATCTGATGATTGCCCGAAGCGAAAAATGCGTAGGCGCGGATGAAGTCAAGCTGGGAAACAACCGGAGCGCCGCCGCCCTCTGAAAAACTGGAAAGGGGCAGGTAATAGGTATGATACGCCCCGTCGCACGTCAGAAATGGTTCTAAATCAATGTTCCATTCTTCTGAGTCAGAAGTGCCGGAGCTGGTTAATTCAAGTTGTCCGCTGGTTATTGCAGCGTCACACTTTAAATCTATTTTTAAGAAATCCGTGGCCTTGTCTAATCCGGTGCAGTCAATCGGCGCAGTGAATACTCTCCCCGCCGTTGCCGGGTTCCCTACGCCGTCCGTTGTTTCCGTAGTGCAAAGTGTGGTGTTCGCGGCGTAGGGCGTGCCGGTCATTAAATATATGGGCGCGTCAGTCGTTCCCGTTCCGCAGCCGCCGGTAAGCACTAACGAGCCGCCGGCAAAAGAAGTAGTGCCCCCGCCGCCGCCGGTTGTGCTCCCCGCCTGAATATAAAGCGACTTGCCGGCAGTTCCCGCAGCAGTAGCGTTTACGCCCGCATAGCTATCTGCCGCATTGGTGAAGGAAACATTCCCGGTGAGGTTCAATCCGGCGAAGTAGGGCGCGTCTGAGGTCGTGAGGCCCGCGACAACCGACTGCTGGAGGGTTTGCCACGTCGGCACCGCGCTCCCGCCTGATGCTCCGGCAAGGTATGCTCCTGCGGCCCCGAGCGCCAGCCCCGTCCATGCGGGAGTCGTGTTTGCATAAGCTATATACCCCTGCACCGGAACGGGAAGATGGTAGTATTCATCGACTATGCCGCCCTGTAGCCCTGCTAATTGATTGTGGTTCGTGGCAACGCCGGAAGGGATGTCTTTTACCAGCGCATTAGATATAGCCGCAAAGTTCGTAGCGCCATTCTTTATCGTGAGCCGCGCGATAAGGCGCGTGTTTGATGAAATATAGTCAGGCAGCGAGGCCGGAGATTGAGTTGCTTGCGCTTCTGCGAGAGTATTGTATGTTGCCTGTCCATAGAGAACATATATATCACCTGCTGGGCACAGATATATCCAGTAGTTTGCATATTTGTTTCCGCCGATTGAAGCGAGGCCCGTTCCGGTGCTGACGTTGTTGTATTGAGAATTGCCGAGCGTCGTATGCCCTGTTGAAACTACCCATAGCCCTGATGTCGGATTGAAGTAATATAAATCAAAGCCGTATGGAGAGCCGTCACCGGAGATAGTGTTATGAATGAGGGTAGTTATTTCCGTGTTCCCAATGAACCACGTTCCGCCAGTAACCGCTAATCCTCTTGTTCCTGCTTCCGATACGGTTGAGCCCGAGGCCCATGCAAAGCCGAAGCGCTTCACCAGCATATTATGTATGCGCCGATACCCGTTATAGACATTCGTGCCGCTGGTTGTTATGTCGCTTGCGTCGGTTGCTTCCCGGTAGCATCTGCCGATGGTGAACTGGTCATAGTTATGGATAATGCTTCTGTCGGTCGTTGCCTTGACCGTCAGGCTTCCGCCATCATAATCGAGATAGATGTAGTTTAATTTATTGTCGGTGGGGACGACGTTGCCGCCGGGATAGTCGAAAAACTTTGTGGCAGCGTTTACCGCTTCGCTGGTCTTAATTATTCCGGTTCCGGCAGATATGTCGAGAGAGCCGTCTACGCCGCCGGCAGTGTGCGCGGTGAGCACCATGCCGCTGATACGGCCTGACGACTGAATTGTTGAAAACCAATCATTGAGAGTTTTATAGGTCGCTGTTCCCAGCTCCCACGGCGACAAGGTTAATCCTGCAAACGTGGGCGTTGCCGACGTAGCCAAATCCTGTTCGTAGTATGCGAGTTTCTTCCACTCTACCGTCATTTAGCCACCGAGATATTTCTTGTATGCCTGTTCGATAGTTTCCTGTACCAGCATTTGCAGCACCAGCAGCGTTTGCGGGAGCGGCACATTCGCAGCGGCGATGAAGGCGACAAACTGGTTATGCAGGTTTGCCATCTGGTCGTTGAGCCGCGCTTCGTATTCTTTTGAGAGAGCGTTTAATATCGCTTCCTTCTTTTCCAGGGATAGCCTTGTCTGCGCCTCCCGTTCCTCCCGCTCCCGTATCTGTTCTTCCGTAGGTTCGGTCATACTCAATCTGTAGCTCCCGTAAAGCTCTTGCTTCGGCAAGGCTCTTTGGCTTCTGACGAAGCCGCTGCTGCATTTTTATCCGTTCTGTTCCGCGCATACATTACGCCGCAACCGTACAGAAATAGACAGCCGTTCCCGTAACGGCAAACAGTGGCTTGCCTACTACCGGAGCTGCATAACCATCAACCGCTGCCTTGTTTGCGACGTTCTGAATTATCATGTCAAGGGCTTGCTTACCGGAAAAGTGCAGGTGTCCGGTCATGGGAACAGAGCCGTTAGCCATGAAGTCGCCAGCTCCGGCGGTAACAGGAGCCCACTCAAGAACATCTAACGGGCCTACCTTCAAGTACCTGCCAAGGTCTGCCGCTAAGGCGGCGGTCTGGAGAAGCACTACTTCCCCGACATCGTGACCGACGATTAAATCTCCTACCTTCTGGAAGATTGACTCCATGATGGCACCGGCAGTTTCCACGTTTCCGGCGTCGGTTACGTCAGCTCCGTCCTCAATGCCCAGCAGGGTCAGCAGGTCGGCCTTGTCTGCACCGACTATGTTTCCAGAAAGGCGGGCAAGAACGTGGCTTGCATCCAAGGTTATTTTTGTCGGCACTCCCGAGTCAATGGCGACGCATACGGACTCAGCGGTCAGCAGGGTATTCGCTATCACGTCGGCAGCAAAAGATATTTTTTTCCAAGTTGGTGCCATAACAGCATCCTCCTTATTTTTATATAATTACGTTGCAGACGTGCAAATATAGGGTGCAAGCTCGGCGGTTGACCAGAGCATTTTGCCGATTACCGCAGGGCTATACGCGAGCACTGCTGTTTCATCGGCAACCGTCTGGATAACCAAGTCCATCGCCTCATTGTCGTCAAACTGAAGGTCGTCGGTCATGGGCACTGAACCGTCCGCCATAAAATCTCCGCCGCCGCCAGCGGGCAAATCATCCCACTCAAGGACGTCGGCTGCTCCCACTTTCAGGAACTTGCCGACATCCGCATTTGACCCTGCAAGCGATAGCATCGCTGCGGTTCCGCTGCCGCTTCCTACCAGCAGGTCGCCGAGCGCGGTGAAGTCAGACTCCATTACCGCTCCGGCTGCGGCTACGTTCGTCGCGCCGGTTACGTCCGCGCCAGCTTCAACATTGAGTAGCGTCAGGATGTCCGACACCGAGGCCGCCACAATGTCGCCAGCCGCGAGCCGTGCGAGGATGGTGCTTGCGGTCATTGAGAGCGGCACAGGGGTTGCATTAACTATGGCAACAAGCACGCTGTTCGCGGTCAGCACGCTGTTTGCAACCGTGTCCTCGGCATAAGCCAGCTTCTTCCATGTCACTGTCATAATAATTCCTCCTTAAATGTCGGTACAAACCATTACTGCTTTTTGGTCGCTGTTATAATATATCAAGCCCTCGGCATCTATAAGGGCCGCTGTTGCCGGAGTTAAGAGTATCCCTTGAAACTCGCACGGCTCCTGCTTCACTTCCCAGGCACCGGCGCTATCGTTCCAGCGCAGTATATCTCCGGTATCCGTTCCGCCGGGAACGGTGCCGACGGTATCTTCGTTATAAATAGCAGTCATTAGGGCGTCACTGGTGCTACCGGAAATTCCGGCGTATCAAGCACGAAAGTAAGTTCGGTTTTGGCTGAATAGGCACCGGCGGTTGCCGTAACGATAACCTTGAACTCACCGGCTGCCATTGCAGACGTTGACTGAAACAGGTAATAATACTCCCCGGTAATGGCGTCGAGCGACATAGACGCTGCATCGGCCCGTATCGTTCCGGCTGCATCCGCTATTGATATTTTTACCGCAGTAATGGTTGCCCCTTCGGGGGTAATTATATCGGTAGTAATTTTAACACACGTTCCAAGCAGCATAGTTATCTCCCGAACATGGTAAGCCACCAGCTCTTTGCTTTGATATGCGGGCACGCGGAAGTTGTTTGAACAATATATTCTTCGTGCCGTACTTTTTGCGTCATATACTCCGCTACGCGATGGGTACTGTGAAAATACTCGCCATTATAAGCATAATGAACCATGAAGTCCTGCGACATAATCACCGTCCTTATATTTTCGGTTGAGCGCTCGGCATCAACCAGCGGTATTGTCTGTAGCAGTTGTGATACATACTCGGTAGCCCTGGCTTTCTGCGCAAACCGTTCCGTGGCTGCCAACATATTTGACAAGTATTCGTTGCCGCGCAACATCTGGCGCAGGTACTCGCCGGCCCTTAGTATTACTATCCTTATGTACCTGCCTATGCCAGAAGGGCCGTAGCCTCGGGTTATCAGGAGCGAGCCGCCGAGGCCCCTTGTCACTATCATACCGGCGCTCTTTCATAGATGCCTTCTTCTGCCGGCGCTCCGGCGGAGTCCTTCAAATCAAAGGTCAGGAGCGGCGTTGTGCCATTCGTGTCGTAGAATATCATCTGGTTGTTGAGGATTTTCCAGCGCCCGGTTTCAACCTTATAAACCGTACTGAGCTGCGCCAGGGCATCTTCCTCGACGGTAATCGGTTCTGCGGTTGTTATGTTTCCGTCTGTCACGTCGCGCCACTGGATATATCCGGTGAATACGGACGTGAGCATTAAGCGCACGCCGTAAGCCCCGTAGCCCAGCTCATACACGCCGGTAGCCGTCCACGTTGCAATCTCTACACCAGTGTAGTTGAGGATGCGATACTGAACGGTCTTCCCGGTGCGTGTCGAGCCAAACAATACACAATATGTATGGTAGCGGTCTTTATACACCCGCAGCATTAAATCCTCACTTTGTCCGCGTCCAGCAGGTCAACGATTGCTACCCCCGCAGTTCCGCCGCCGACGCTGGTGAAAACGAAGGTCAGCACAACCGAGGTCGCGTTCTGCGGCACGTTTGTCAGTTCATACACGAGCTTCTTTGTGCCGTTTATCTGATAGCCCGAAGCGGCAAGAACGCCCGACGCAAGCGCCGCCATCTGATAGACATTGGTTGCGTGAACATCCGGCACAAGAAACGCCATCGTGAAATCGAGCGTGGTTTCGTCGCCCTTCGTATAGTTGAGATACAGAAAGGCGCGGCCCTTATTGTAGCGGATTTTAAAGGTCACGGTTCCATTGACAAGATGAACCGCGCCGGTTGTGCTTTGAAGTTTGTCTGCCATAACTTATCCTCCCGTTGCTGGTGGTGCCCCTGCGGGCGCTTTGTTTTGTGGGTTAAAAAGGCGCGTATCGGTTCCGACAACCGGCGCTCCTGCTGCATCGAGTGTTGCCGGTGCCGGTGGCGACGGTGCTCCGCCAATCGCCGGCTGGGGCGGTGTTCCTGGTACTCCCATCCCCTGATTGATATTCAATCCTTCCATGCTGTTCAGCATTAATTCCAGGTCGTCAGGAAACATCTGGCTGGTGTCAAGCTCGTGGCTCTTTGCCACTTCTTTAAGCAGGTAGCGTCTGCCGTCAGGCCCCATGAGCTGCGAGTCGATGGGGTTAGCCGTCGCGGTAAGAAACTCTGTTCTGCGCACTGACTGCTGTTCTTTCGCCAGGAGCACGCTGGTTCCTTTAGCGTGTATCTTGTAGTCACAGATAAGGTTCTTCATTTCCGCCTGTTCGATGTTCCAGTAGTATTGCCGCTCGATGGTGCGCTTGATAATCTTCGCGTCGATGGCCTTGATAACCTGCTTGATGCCGCGTGCCGCGCCGGACATGAGCATGGAGAGCCCGCTTGCTGTTCGTCCTGCGCCGCCGCCTACGTTCGGGTCGCCGTGCGCGTAGGCAGGAACGCCGGAGTGCTCGTCAAGCAATCCCGCGAAGTGCTTATAGGCCATTACCAGCTTCTCGACAAACATCTGCGGCTGGTAGAATTGCAGCGCCGGAGCGCTGTGCCCCATCTGTGCATCCGTTACATCCCACACTTTCCAGGGCCACAGGGTCTTCGACTCGCCGGGAGGTATGCGGTCGATGTTGCGTTCAATCATCGGCCCCGAGGCCATGCCGACGTTATTCACCAGTGCGCGGGCGATGGCGTTGATAATTCCTTGCAGGTCGGCGACAACTTCCGGCAGCCCCTTTCCCCAAAAGGAGTTCGGCTGTTCGACAAACGATGCCTTCGAGAACGGTTTCTGCCCTAACGGGTCAGGATTAAGCATTGCCTTAATGACGTGCCGGCCAATAAGCCAGCAGCATATATTATAGTCCTTGTCCGCGTCAGGTATCTTTACGGGAGGCATCCCCCACTCCAAAAGAACCTTGCCCTGTTCGCTGCCCCAATACTCCAGGGCATCAATCTTTTCATAGATAAACTCAGCGCTTGAGTCCTTGTTTTCCTGCGCCTTGCGCTCGGTTGATATTGCTGTCCATTCTTTCAGTCCGCCGGCCCGGTACTCGTCAAGCACTTCCCGTATTTCATCGTCACGGAAACCGGGAGCGCCCAGCAGGTTATTCAGTTCGGTCGGCGTGAGCTGGATATGATGAATGAGCCATAAATCATCAATGCCGTTTGAGTTCGGCGCGGGATAGATGTCAAACGGTGAGGCGTAGCTGTACTGCGGAATGATTTCATCCTGAACCTGAACGGAGATAAGGCCGGTCAGAGGATTACTTACGGGTGTGCGCTTTTTCTTCTTCACAAACACCGGCCCCTTGACGAAGCCCGCCTTCATGGTGATAACGTCAAAAATGCTTTCTTCCAGGGCCTCATACCAGCCGCCTTCAACGAGCTGGTCTTCAATCTCCTGCTTCATGTCTTTACAAACGTCTTTAGCCTTGCGCTCCAGCAGTATCTTGGCCGCCTTCATTATGTCGGGTGACATTTCCTGCATCTTGGAGAATATCTCTTGCGGGTCAACTTCGCCCGGCGTGTCGTCAGGAGCCATTGCTGCTTCTTGATAGGCCAGCGCCATCATCTTCATTAAGAGCTGGCGCTTTAGCTGTTCCTGAATATCGACCGGCAGCTCCGGCACCGGCGTCGGGGAAATATCCCAGGGCGCTTCGTTCGGCTGAAAAATGATTTCCTTAACCCATGCCTCTGCTGACCGGCACTTCGTATCGGTAGCCATGACATAGACTTCCGGCTGGTTGATGCTCTTGATTGCGGCTAACTTTTCCGGCTCGTACTGGCCGTTCTTCTGCCGCAAACTTTTAAGCATCTGTGCCTCAATATCAGTCTTGGCCCGCTTCGCCGTATCCCAGGCCGTGCGCACGCGCGACGCCAGCTCACACATAAGCTGTTCTTCTTTTTTGCTTTCATCGGGATTAGGCAGCACGCCGCCCTTTATATCTTCCTGGCGCTTCATTTCATCGACCTGGTTATTATTCATTACTCGCAGCATTGGCTTACTCCTTTATGACCACGCATTAGGGCTCGGAACTATCTGCGGAACTACGGTACTCATTAGTTCGCTTTGCCGGATATTGTTTTGTTCGCCTCTCCGAGCGGCCAGGGCCGCATACTGTGCCGCATCCTGGATATGAGAAAAGATGTTTTTGTTCGGCTTATCTGAATAGCGGTCTTCTCCAACGACCTGTATCTTGCGCCACTTGTATTCTGATATGAACCCCTTGCGCAGCGTTTTACAGTTCGGCGATAAGATAAACGCCGGCTGCCCGGCAACCATTGACGTTAAGTAGTGGTCAATCGCATTAAACCGTGGCGTCCATAGGTTTGTCCAGGCGGGTGTTGCGGCGGGGAAGCCGAGCTTCTTTAGTATCTGGAAGCAGGTAATTTCATCGTTCTGGCTGCGGGCGCTGCCGCCGGGGTCGCCAGTGACAAAGTATTTAAAGCGCGGATATTTTGACTGCTTGAGCGGGATGAACAGCTCTTTCACTAACTGTTCGAGCCCCATGCTCTGCGTGCATATTTCATCTAAGATTACAAACTGGCCCTTGCGGTTGAGCTGCGTGAGGACGCACGCGGGCGTTGTGCCGAAGTCAAAGCTCACGATTAACGGCGACTCCGGCTCTGCGGCAATCGGCTCTTTCGCGCAGTGGACGCTATCATTATAATTATGATATATCGGTTTCCCCTGGCGCGTGTACCCATACTTGCCGTGGATATAGACATCTATGTAGCCCGCGTCTTTTCCTATCGCCAGGTTCTTATAATAATTCTTTGGTAAGTTTGGTACGTTTTCGGCTTCAAGAGAAATGCCGGATGGCTGGTGAAAGATAGCGGCATTGTCAGGGAGTTCTTCCTCGAACAGCTTGTATATCCAGTGTTCGGTATCGGGAGGGTTTGTATCGGCGATGATACCTTGCCAGGTACAGCCGCCATCGGCGGGCGGGGGGAACCTACCGACGCGGCCCTGGGCGGTGTCAAAAATGACGTGAGGTATCTCTCGCAATTCATTGAACCATAATCCCGTCAATTCCAACGACAAAAGGTTTCGCACGTGGTCAGGATTATCCAGGGCTCTAAACAGTATCTCGCACTCAAACGAAGTGCCGTCGTCCAGCGGAAACTTCATTATGAATAAATGCTTTGTTTCGTTCCAGATGCCATACGCATCTTTAGGAAACCAGTAAAAGAACGTCTTCATCGTCGTGTCTTGGAGCTGCGGCATGGTGTTGCGGATAATGGCCCACCGCGACCTGCGCACGCCGTCAGCCCACGGCGTTTGCTCACACGACCGATTAAATATCTCCATGACACAGCCTGACGATTTCCCCGAGCCAAAAGGCCCGGTTATCAGGCGGATGAACTTATCGCACTCTGAGAACTCACGTACCGTAGGCACGTGTCGATAATCAAATATCCTGTCTAATGAGTACGCTTGCTGTGCCATCACTTCCTTATTATAAAGTTAATCACCGGACGCCCGCCCATGCCGCCCGCTGGTAATCTACCCGCTCCCCTTGGCTTGTTTGCAACCTGTTCATCGGAAAAAACCTTCTCCCTGATAAGCAGCACCATATCTACACAACGCTCCAGGTCACGCTTCGTTTCAAACTGTAAATCCTTTATCCCGGTTATCATTCCCGTTTTTTCGTCAACCTTAACCCGCTGCAACAGCTCGCGGGCCATGCCGATTGAAACTGCCTGGAGGGCCGCCGTAACATCATCCTGCCGGATAATCGACTGGATAAGCGCCCGCTCATGTTCAATCAGCTCAATGCGCTCCACCCAGCACCACTCGGTACAGATTTTATTCATCTGCCAGTGCGTCAAATCAAACTTCTCCGCTACCTTGTCGGCGCTCCGGTCGTCGCCCAGCGCAACGTATTCCTCGAAGTATTCCCGGTATGCGCTCGGCTCCGGTTTGTTTCCCCACGACTTCTTAGCGTTTAAGGGCACCGGCAGCACGGAGCCGTTCGGCTGCACGTCAGACGTTTCACGTGAAACTATTTGCAGGGCTTTCCCTTCTTCGACCCTTTTTTCTTCGCCATTTCTAACACCCCCTTCCGCAGCGTCAATCATTTTATCGACATCGACGCTAATCTGAGAATACACGCCGGGAGTAAGGTCTTCCGGCGCTCCGCCGTCGTAAACTTTTTTCGGCATCTTACTTCACCGGAGCCGCTGTGGGCACGTTGAGCGCTTCCTGTATCATTTCGATAGCAGAAATAATTAACGGGTTTTTCGCCTGTTGCTGGATTTTCTCCAGAATGACGACAACCCGTTTTTTAAAGTCGGGGCTCTCTAAATATGCCACCAGGCCGAGAAGCAACTTCTCCATTAAGGCACCCATAATAGCGTTCACAGCTTCTCCTTATACTATATATAGTGTTTTTTTCTTGTTACGCTCCCATTATACTTAAACTCTGCGTTATGCAAGCAATAAAAAAACTCCAGAGGGCGGTAAAGGTTCCCACCTGGAGTTTTTCGTAATCGCCGGCTGTTGACAGCGATTATTAGGGAATAGGGGGCGGGGGCACCGGGGTATTCTCGGTGATGGCCGCGTCTGCTTTCGCCGTGACCTTTTTTGCTTCGTCAAAGACAGCGCTCACACCGTCCATGATTTCCTGAGAGGCTCCTGCTGCTGCCATCAGGTCGAGAATGGTCTGCCGATAGCCGTCCATAAGGGTGTCAATGCTATCAAGGCGTGTACCGCACGCGGCAACTTCTACCAGGGTGTCGGCAATCTTCTGTTTGATTTCTTCCTGTGAAACCATAGTCTGTTCCTCCCGTTTCTTAGATTGGCTTAACATCTTTTGGCCGGTATCCAGCATTTCCAATATCCGGTCAACCTTGCGCTCTACTTTTGTGAGCCCTATCCAGTCAGAAATGTAACCCATATCATCCTCTCGTAATCCTTGTCAAGAAAATAGGCGTCGCCTTTCCGACGTAGGCCCCGGTCACGTTGAAATCAAAGTATTCAACCGCGTCCATGTGCTCCATCCCATCCCGCTCCATCAATATATTAAGACACGTATCATAATCATACGTCGCAAGATAGGTATTAAACTGTACCGCTACCCCGATAAAAGCATCCTCGAACCCGTCAGCCAGAATGATTTCCTCGTCACCGTACTCACTGTCGATGAACTCAAGGATTTTCTTTTTCGTCACTTATGGCCCTTTTTCTCAACGTCTTTAATCTTCCCCTTATTCTTCGAGGCGTAAAACACTTCTTTCGCCTTGTCGTCGGAGCCGTAGGTCTTCTTCATGCTCGACATGATTTCCTTACCCTTCTTGTTTAACGGCATCTTCTCCCTCCTTCTTGTCAGGGTACATACTGTACCAGTCCAAAGATAACATATCCGTCTGGCTTGCCAGCCACGGCACCAGCCTTCCGTCGGCAGCTCTCATATATATATATGGAGCCGTCATTTTAGAATTAGCGTCCGGCATCTGAACCGCTATCCACATATTCTTGCCGCTCCAGCCCTGCCGGTACACCCGCTCGCCCTTCCGCATCCTCTCTATAGCTTCCCCGAAGTTCATTCCCATCATACAAAGCCCTCCATAAAATCATCAATCATCCATTTCGCCGCGTTTAGCCCCGCCAACCACGGCCCCCCTTCCACCTGATACTCCACTTCCGTTTCAGGAACGCCCACCACCTTTATGTTCGGAAACACCTGTATAACCTTCTCAAAACCCGTCAACGTCGGCGATAACTTCCCCCGCTCATCATTCACCTGACTACAGAAAAGAGAGGTCATCTTCCTTATAGCGTTCACTGCCGACATATCTTCCGTTATCCCTATCACTCCTGCC